GGATTGCCGTTTCACCAAATACCTTCTCGCCAATGGGGCGTACCACATCCTCCATAGTCCAGCACTCGTGCTTGCCGTCGATGAGCATCTCACCCATGGTGCAGGTAGCCCCACACTGGCGTAGAACTTCAATGTTCATTTTGGTTTGTCCTGCTTGTTGTCTAGCTTGAGTTCAATCTTGTCGAGCTTGTTGAACAGGGCCGTGGTCAAGTCCTTAATCTCATCGCGCTTGACATACTGTCCGGCCACTAGCACCTCAATGTGCTGTAGCTTGTCGGCAAGCTCGTTGTCGGACTTCTGGAGCGATGCGATGGAATCGCGAACAGAATTTAGCACCCAACCTCCAAGGAAAGCTACAAGTGAAAGAACGATGTTGAAGGCTGTTTGGGTGTCCATGATTATTTTCCTATCCATCCAGTATTTCCAACGCCAGTTTCCTTAATGTACAAGGTGGTCGCTGCCCCCCCATTAGTTCTCAGAAACAAACTACCAACAGGTGCCGTTTGTACCCCTTCTGGGGTTCCAGTACCAACCAATATTTTTATCCCCCCAAATGTAATGGTACCTGAAATGGCTGAAAAGCCAATACCAGGTATTCTGAAATTACTGATACTGTTATTACCTAGGGTTATTTCATTGGAGGTAGTTGCTGCGGTTGCTTGAACTCCATCCCCGATACCTATGACGTTTGTCCCCGTGGTAGTGGTTAACAACGCTCCATTGCCTACCGCAGTGTTACGGTCACCAGTGGCCACTAGAAGGGCAGCTGTTCCAACGGCTACGTTAGCTAACCCAACCCCTGCCACAGCGGATAGGCTATTTGCACCTACGGCAACATTATCAACCCCACCTACGTTGTAGACCAGTGCTGATTGGCCCACTGCGACGTTTTGATTACCAGTTGTATTGGAGGCTAACGCAGACCGCCCAATTGCCGTATTGCTTGTGCCAGTAGTGTTTGCCTTTAGGGTGTTTCTGCCGAAAGCCGCATTTCCGTCACCAGTACTAACTCCAGGCATTGCCTCGTCACCCATGGCATTAGTACCGACACAGGTGTTTTCGTGTCCTGTTGTAATTCTCAACCCCGCTTTCCGCCCCATCGCAACATTGATATTTGCTGTGGTACTAGCCCCCAATGCCGAGGTTCCAACTGCAACATTCTCATAGCCAGTTGTGCTTGCTTGTAATGTATATCTTCCAAGCGCGGTGTTTTGATCGCCACTCTGAGTTGGGGCTGCTAATGCACCAATGCCAAGTGCGGTGTTGCCGTAGGAGGTTGTGATGCCTGCCCCAGCACCAGAACCAATTACAGTGTTGGCGGAGCCAGAACTGAGTACAGCAAGTGCGCCAGCACCCAGACCTACGTTGTCCACCCCACTGGTACCGTCTGTGCTGGATATAATTTGATTCAGCTTGACCTTGTTCTTAAGTGCCTTAGACATTTACTTCTCCGATATTGGTTGAGTGGTGACGATGCGCAGAAGGGTGACGATCCCGCTGATTGCCAGCCCCACGTACATCTGTTGGACAGGTGGCAGAGGTAGCAAGCCGACGTAGCCTTGCAGGACTGACAACATGGCCAGGAGCAAGGCAAATAGCACCGTGCGGGATTTTAGAAGCTGGATGATGGTGGTCATATTAAAAATTCCTTGAAACCTCGTACAAGGTAGCACCCAACTGACGGAAGGTGATAATTTGCCCAGCAGTTGGGACTACGGATACCGCACCCCTCAAACTTATACTGCCCCCATGCTGAATAGTTGTATTTCCATTCCCAAAGTAAATTGAAATCAGTGACCCAGATGGGATAAATCCGTTTAATGTGCCGGGGATGACTATTGCTGACGCTGGAGTATATGTCTGAGTGTCTGAATTTATCAATAAAGAAAGTGCGGTTGAAGTTTGCAGAACTACGCCATTGTTTCTGGCAAACCAACTAGGCGATCCAACATTAGAAACAATATCCGATCCACTACCCGCTGTAATTGGAAGTGTCCTGTTTCCATCCAAAACCGTAGCAGTAACAGTTTCCAGTTTGTTGGACACACCAAAACCAATCAAGCTATTATTGGAAATAGTGACGTAATTTGTCACGTATGACCAAATGCCGTAGTAGTTTCCAATGATAGTTGTGGCGGTTGTTTTGCAAACATTTCCTGTCACTACTGCTTTTGTGACATTGTTCAGAACTATGCCGCGAGTAGCAATAATGTTATTTCCAGAAACAACAACGTCATTTATAGATGTTGCAACACTGGTCATTCTGAATTCAATCCCGCTTGCGCTTGTGGCATTGATGGTATTGCCAGTCACTGATACGTTGTACATATCGAATGCTGGTGTAGCCGTGCACCCAATCAGAATGCCATCAGATACCGGAGAGTTGTAGTTCTCTATAGTGTTTCCAGCAATTGCAATGTCACCAAGCAATCCACCAGCAACGCCCCCACTATCGGAGGTGCAGGCGATGCCTGTTCCATTTGACCCACCTATCACAGTGTCAAATAGAACGCTGCATATATTTCCAGAAATTGCAACACCAACGATACCGTTCTCACAGAGGATGCAGTCCCTAGAAGTTACCCTGTTTCCGGTAATGGAGATTCTCAATGCGTTGTAACCAGCGGTAGACGATCCACCAATGTTTATCCCAGTCCCGGAGGTTATGACAACATTGTTTGAGAATGTGGAATCCTTGCAGGAGGAGGCCGCAACCCCGCCACCGCTGCCGCCATACTTACAAATGTTGTTGCTAAATATCACGCCAATACAGTTATAGAACTGCGTTAACCAAACACCAAGCTGGTAAAACGTGCAATTTGTTACTCTGATATTTATGAGATTGCTAACATTTATGCCAGCCCATGAATGTGAAAACGTACAGTTAGTAACAACAATATCATGCGCCGCAGACACCGCCGATAGTGTCAGGATGTAGTTGTTGTAGTTGAAGTTCTTGCCAGAGTCTGTGTTTTCAGTGTTATCAACAAACGCCGTTGTTGTGTTGGACACATCGAAGTTCAATCCAATGATGGAGCAATTTGAATTTGCGTTTAATCCTGTGATTTGTACAAGCGTAGTGTTCTTAAATAGAATTTTGCTTGCGGTTCCGTTGCCATAGATGCACTGTCCCGCAACCATGTTCAATGCGCCGGAAACTGAAAGATCAACTAAGTATTGTCCATCCGGCACAAAGACCGTTTTGCCTGTTGCAAGGGCAGCAGCAAACCCCAATGAGCTATTTACAACACCAGTGGGGTCAACAGGAACACCACTTACTCCGTTGGCATAGAAGTCAAGCACACTCACACTCTCACGCAGCTTAGTCTGGACAGTCGTTGCTACGGCTCCTGTGCCGCTTTGGATGAAGCTCATGGTGGCCGCATCGCCAGAGGTGGCTATATTGGTCCGCCATACGATGAACTTGGCCTCGTCACCGACAGTTAGTCCCGAGGTGAACGTCACCGAGAGTGTAGACGTTTCCGTGTAGTCAGTACCCAAATTGACCAACAATCCGTTGACGTAGACTTCCAACGTATTGGCCCCCACGGTGTAGCCGTTGACCAATGGGAATACGGTTTGACCCGCTGTTGCAGTGTAGACCTCAGGAACGAAGGCAGCGCCCGAGCCCAAGTTACCCGAACATTGGAATTGGGTACCATCGTAGGTCAGCACGTATGCCCCGCCAGCGAGTATGTCGCCAGCAGCCAAGGCAGTGATACCGTTCTTGGTGATGGACTTAGCACCCAACGAGTTAATGTTGATTGTGGTAGCGCCCGTATTGGTGGACGCAGCAATCAAGGTCAGCTGCATACCTGCCGTGTACGCGGTCATGCTCGTCAGCGTAGCCGTGATCGTATTGGTACCCGCTACGGCAGTCAAGTTGACGGGGGAGCCATTCTGGTACTGCTTGATGGTGACGGCATCCTGTAGAGCTACGCCATCGCCAACGCCGGACAGCTTGAACCCGCCCAGCGGCATGTCTGCCGTAGCTGGCAAGATACCGCTGCGGGTCATCACGTTGTTCAACTGAAGCGCGAGGTCAGCCATCGTGGGGTTTGCCCACGCTACGTCAATGATTGTGCCCGTTACGACTGGATTGCCAGCGGGCAGGGTATAGTTACCGGACAGGTCACGAGGCATGTCTATTCTCCAATTTGTGTGGCTAGGGCATCCCCTGGGAGCATCGTAGACTTACGCAACGCTCTGGACATATACTCTTGCGGGGTCAATGGGCTCTTGCTGGCCGCATACTCAGTCATCATCTTTTGCCAAACCACTGGGTCCATCATGGCTTCGTCAGCCGCTTGGGTAGTCGCTTTGCGAGCACCGCTGAACAGCCAGTTAGCTCCACCCTTGACGAGTGGGAAGTAATTGAATGGGTTGTCACGACCGGACGATACCACGTTCAGCGGATTAGCAATGTCCAGTTGGGACGTACCAGGAGAGTTGGCTGGGGCCGACATCTCATGACGGGTCAGTTCACCCTCCAGCGACTTCAGGGAGTCCCGAGTGGGCTGCTCCAGTGCGTCACCGTAGGCGTTGGTACCATTCTTCACCATGGACTTACGAAGGGCAGCTGCGGTAATGGAGGGTGTGTCTCCAAACGTCTGCGGCGTCTTGGGGATGCCCAACGGGTCAACGAATGACTCGCGCACCCCTTTGGACGCCTCAGCCGCGCCCACGTGGGCTTGGTCTACTTTGAACCGCTCTACCATGTCGGTGAACTGGTTGGTACCCCCACTAGCCTCGTCAGCTGCTTGCTTGACGGCTTCGCGCATCTTGAGGATGGTACCACGAGCTTCAGCGGATACGTTGGGCCCGTTGGCAACATCGCTCAGGCGCCAGTACTGCGAGGCATAGTCGCCAGCTGTACGTTCAGGATGGGCTAGCAACTGCTCTGTCTGAGACAGTAGGTTTGTAACCTCAGGATTCTGACGGGCAACCGTAGTGCGACGCAGGGCGTCAGCGGTATCGGAGACCAGCTGGGATGCCCCAGCCAATGCTGTAGGGTCATTGAACTGGTCCAGGTGGTCTTTGGACAATTGGATAGTTGCTTCGCGGTCAGCGACCCGGTTGGTCAAGTCGTCAGCTTGGGTAGTAGCACCCTGTACCGTCTTCCATGCTTTGTTGGCTACCGCACGACTTTGGTTGTAGCCCAAGTCTGCAGTGTTGCGGGCACGAGCGCCCCGCTCCAAAGCCGCAAGGGTGGCATTCTCTGTACGTGCCGCGGTGGACAAAGGCAACGACGGAGCAGGTTGAGTGTCCAACCGAAAACTGATGTCGTGCATGTTATTTGGGCCCAACTGGTCCTCAAATATCTTGGCCGCACGGTTGCCTGCGTTGCCCTTGTTCAGCGTCTTACGCAGGACGTTTCCACCAGCAAGTACGCCTGGAACTACTGCCCCGCCGACCGTACCGATTAGCGCGTTTAGACCCCGCGATTCATCCTCCGTAACAGGATTTAGCGCCCCTAGGGAGCCGCCTTCTACCGCGCCCCTACCTACCCCCCCGAGGTTAACGGCGCGGCCTCCTACGCCCCCTAATTCCGCTATGGCCCCACCCACTCTAGGCAGCATAGTCAGACCCTTGGCGACCGCAGAGGATGCCCCCATACCAAGTGGGGCACCCATGGCTAGCTCTCCACCCATCTGGGCTATACCGCCGCCTGTAGCGCTGTTGGCAAGCTGTTCGTTGATCTTGCGACGCTCTTCAATCTGTGGGTCAGTCTCCCCCCGTCCAAAGAGTTGCTTGACCCCTTGGATTACGTTGTTCATGCCAGCACCGATGTTGGGCAGTATGCCGCCCTCAGGCAGAGACTTCTCATGGGCAGCTTGGGCGTCCTTGATAGCCTGTAGGTCGTTAACTCCAGGGTTGGTGGCACCACTCAACTTGGCCACGTCATACCCGTTGGACTTCAGCTTCGCGTACAGTTCTGCCTTGGACATACCGTCCGGCACGTTGTGGATTACAGTACCATCGGGCAGCTTGACGTTCATTTCAGGCTCCCAAAGTCAACTACGTCACCGCCACCGTTGCCGCTTGGAGATTTGTAGCCTTGGGTCTTGGCGAAGTCCTCAATACCTTGCTGCATGAGATTGTACTCGCGTTGGAACCCGAGCAACTTGGTCTTGACCGTCTTGGCGCTATCCCCAGGAGTGGGGATGAACGGTAGCAACCGTGGGGTTTCCGAGGCTGTAACAGCGGCACCCGAACGGTCATGGATCTTCAACGAACCCAAGTTGAATACTGCGGCACGTGCGGCAATACCCTTGGGGTCCATGCGGGTTACCATTGCGTTCGGCAGCATATTGGACAACCCAAAAGCTCCTGGGTTGGTCTCAACATGTTTGAGGGCATCTGTAATATTGCCCAAAGCCACAGCGTTGCCTGTGTAGGACGTAGCCAGACCCGAGGGCAATGGCTTCTCTTGGACGCCACCCTTGGAATCTGCTATTTGCTGCTTGATACTCAACCCTTGGGCTATAAGGGCTTGATTAGCCTTGGCGATCTCACCTCGCAGGGCAAGAGCCTCAGCGGCAGCTGCTTCACGGGAAGCCCGATCAGCGCCACGATCTTCAGACCGACGAGCAGCGTCATCGGCACGCTGTTGTAGGGTGGCTATCAAGTTGTCCGAACGCTCTTGAGCTGCCTGACGAGCTTGTTGGTCACGGAATTTCTGATCTTCACCGCGAGTCAAGTCAGACGTCAGGGACGTATTGGTCACCGCAGCCTCTTTGGCCGTCAGCGGATTGGTCAAACCCTCCAACGTGTGCTTGAGGATGGCTTCCCGAGTCGGTGGGGTAGTCACAAGTGCTCCTGGACCCATTTGACCGTCAGGCATTGGAGTCTCAGACACCGTAGACGTAGGCATGGATTTCTTCCACTCGTCAGCCGCAGCCAATTGAGCCTTATTGACCCCGAGGTCAGCCTGGTCAGCCTGCATACCTGCGTATCCAGCCAGACCTGTACGCAAGGCGTCAGAGATACCCTCCAAAGCGCTGGGGCGTATATACTGGCCCCCAACCATCTTGGCCTCGCCAACCGGGTTGTCCGTCATTTGCTGACGCAGCAGGGTTGCTAGCTTGCGCTGTTTAGCAGCAGCTAGGGTTGCCCCTTGGTAGTCTGTAGGGGATAGGGCTGGGGCTTGGTCGCCGCCGCCAAACAGAGATTGGAAGTCCATTAGAATATACCTCCAAGCAAACCTCCAAGATTGCCCCCAAGGGAAGCCCCAGGCAATCCGCCAAAGAAGCCACCTACACCTGCGCCGAGCAAGGAACCAACACCCTTGCCGTTGGAGGCAGACTTAGCTTGGTTGGCGTTGTAGGCGTCCATCTGGGCTTTGTAGGTGTTGTTCAACGCAGCCATGCCACCGCTGGCGTCCGCAACTCCCTGCTGGGGTACATTGCCGTTGCCGATTTGTGGTAGGCCATTGCCGCCAGCACCGCCGGCAGTCAACCCCATCACCTTGTTGGCTTGGTTGAGGTCGTAGTTGTTGAGGTTGGACTGCTCGCCCAACATTGTACCCCTCAGGGCGTTGGACATCGTAGCGTTCGTCTGCGCTCTGCTGAAAGCGTTGCCATACTCTTGTTGACCGGCCAGCAATGACTTCAATTGGGCATCGGTATCCCCTTGGCCCAGGGTCAACATTGCACGTTGGAACGCTGGAGAGTCTTCACTCAATCCTTGGTTCTTGAGGCGTTGAATTTCACCATCCCGAGCCATTTGGCGTTGGGGTGCAAGCAGACCGTATGTGGCGTCCTGTATGGCCTTGGAGTTACCCGTTGGGTCCATGTTGAACTTCTGCCAATCGGGCAGCTGGGACGTATCCAATGAAGTCAGAGCCTTGTCGGTTGCCCCAGGTAGAGCCGCAGCCCCTGCTTGGGTCTGCCGCAGTAGGGCAGCTTGTTGAGCTTGGTAGTTCTTGCCGGCATCGCCAGCGTCTGTAGTGTTTGTCCAGTTGCCGTTGGCGTCTTGAGACCAGGTGTTAGAACCTTGTGGACCGACAGAGTTGGTACGATTGGCTTTGGTTTGAGCCTCCAGCATTGTTTGCTGGTTGCGAAGGTCAAGGTCAGCTTGCTTCGTGTAGTCCGGTGGTGGGGGTGCAGATGACCCCGACGATTTACCGCCCATGTGTATTCTCCTTCAAATACCTACATTCTTCAGCGCGCATTGAGAGCAATATACCATCGCCATCCTCAAACGCATCCTTTAATGTGTGCTCATACTTGAACCCCACATGGTAGTCCAGTTGTAATGCTCTAGTGTTCGTAGAGCATACCATGGCAAAAACTACCTTCAACTTGACTACATTAAATGGGTAGTCGAACAATACTCTCAGAAACTCTCTAGATAACCAGTTGCCTTCGCCAGCACAGTGCATCATCATTGATGTACCACTGTATTGATCATATCCAACTACGCCGATTATATCGCCTTTTTGGTCTAAGCGCCCGATACAACGTAAATTTGTTGTAGGTGCGAGACCAATACTGCTACATAACCACTCAGCCAACCTAGGTTGGTCTGTCGAGTCAATCAAAACAACCCCGAGCCGTTGGTCAAACTGTAGTTTGTACCAACCCATAGAACGTCGCCAGTGGATTGGGCTACCATCCGCAACGAGGCAGCTATGCCCATGCCCTCCGCGCCAACCCAGTTCTTCTGTACGCGAGTGCCGCCGCCCCAATAGGGGGTACCCCATAGAGAGGTGTCCCAGATACCTGTCGGTACAGTGGGGAAATACGCTGTAGAAGTGGGCAACGGATAATCGACAAAGTCATACGTGATCGTGGACGACAACGTCACCAAAGCCTCCGAGGTGAATACAGGTTGGTACAAGCCAACCTGCTTCTGCGTCGTGGGCTTACCAAAGTAGGTGTAGGCTTGCTGGACTTCCGCAGTGATGCGGGTGCCCCCCGTACCATCCAGCAGGACGTTGTCTAGATTGCCTGTCCAAGCAGCCATCACCTTACCGTCTGCCGTACCGAACATGGGGTCAAGGTTGTAGACGCCCCAGCAGGATGCGTCCATGCCAGTGAAGATGGTCCAAGCGCTGGTGATCTGATTGGCTGCGAATTGGGTGGTACCGCCAGTTGTAACGGACGGCACGTTGATCAACAGCATGTTGGTCTTGGGCAAGTACTGTATGTCCCAACCGGCATAGCCCGAGTAGATGCCGATGGCCGTAGACACCAAGAACTGTATCTTGTAGGACGTCAGGGGATTCAGAGCTTGCTTGACTTGTGTCGAAATCAGTTGCTCCGACATGGATATAATACCCTGTTGGGTCAACGCCAGTAGATCGCCCCCAGCCTTGCAGAACCCCACCCGACCACTGACGGGGGCACCGATATAGTACACCCCGGTCAGCGCCCACTTGGTGGAGTCTGTTGGGTCAGTACCACCATACACGACAGCCTCGCCATTGGAGCTCAAGGCCACTAGGTGGTCCTCAGAGCCGCTGCCACTATCCAGTGTCCAGGTGGCCAGAAACGCAAGGTAGCCACCCTTGTTGAACAACGGGCCAAAGTCGTACTTGAGGAACGTACCCTGTAAAGCGTCAGGTGGCAGGAACCAACCATTGCTGGTGTTCTTCTCCACGGCCCAGAGACGGTGCTGGTGAACGATGACCTGGCTAGCCTTCGCAGGGTCTAGGCCAGCCCAAGTATTGGCGACAATACCGTCGCCCGCAACGAGTCGGAACACCCCTGTAGGCTTGTAAATGATGGCGTTATCCACACCATTTACAGCAATCAGGTTGTTACCAGACGAGTTTGTAAGCTGGGTTGCAACCCAATTGGTACCCGTCAATCCGGTCACCATGGCGGCCCCTACGGCACCCTGGGTAGTGACGTCGTACATGTTGGCTCCTGCCCAAGCGAATAGCTTGCGGGCACCAGTTACGGACGCCCATTCATGTATAGCATTGACCTTGGCACCTAGGCCTGTAGCCCACTCTTGGTAGCCTTTGCGTATGGAGCAGCCGTAAGATTGAGGCCACCAGTTGAGCAGAGTGAGGGCGTCAGTCTGATCCATCGCGATGATGGAATCTTTGGAGTTCAACCCACCGATGGGAGAGGGAATGGTTACTGGCGTGTTAAACGCAGGCGCGGCTTTTTGGAAGAACATGGTTATACATTCCAGTTGCCGTCAGGTACAGAGTACACTCCGATGTACATGGAGGTCGGGGTGGACGCCAGCGAGAGCTTGTCCGCGCCAGTGTCTTTGCCCGTCAGCGAGTTGAAGATACGCATGAAATCGGCTTGGACGCCCAGGGTGGGTAGTCCCTTCAACTCATAGAATTTGAACTTGATGAACTTGATCAGTAGCCAAGGGTTGTACTGGAGCACGTCATCATCGCCAGTAATCATGTCGGTTTCGACCAGCGAGGTAGGCAATACCCAATTCTTTGAGATGTACTCCATGCTCAGGGAGAGGGAACTGGCCCCTACTGCGGGAATCGGGTACAATTTCAGTACGTCACCTGCGATGCGGTAACGGATACGGGGCAGAGGTGCTACCAACGAACCCTTGAGGAAGGCCCATTCTTGGGCTGACTTCGGGCCAGCTAGCGGCCAGTGATTCGTGTTGTCCCACTGAGTCTGGTCAGTGAAGTACGCAAGATCGGCAGGCAACGTATAGTCGCCTTGGGTGGGAACGGTAGCCACGTTGAACGTGGTGGCGAACTGTTCCCACGGATAGTACAACAGCAACTCATTGCCGGCGCTGTTAAGCAAAGCAATGAGTTGGGAAGTAATCAGGTCAACCGTACCTACAAGGGTGACTGGTGCTGGCAATCCGAGTTCGCCCGCCACCTGCTTTACTGTAGCTAATGCTGACCAATATTGAGCCATGACTATGCCTTGGTTGGTACCTTAGCAGCCTTTTGAGCAGCCAGGATAGCGTCTACTTGAGCCTTGAGATTTGCGATGATCTCATCGCGTTTGTCCAATTCAGCTTGGAGCTTCAGCGCTGGGGCTGCGTCCTTGGCCGAATCCAGATACAGCTGAGCACGTTGCTTCAACTGGTGGTGACCCATGAACTTCTGGGACACGGAGTCAGGCATACCAACCAACTGCTCAATGGTAGAGCAACCGACAGCCTTGAACTCTTCAACTTGGGACAAAGTCATCCAAGGAAGGGTGTTCAATGGGGTACCGCTGGCGGTTTGTTCCAAGCCAGCCTTGTAGCGTGCCCACTGAGTGGGAAAGCGCTGTTGGTACTCGCCAGTGGCATCGCCAACGAACGAGTCACGGGAACCTGGGGTGATGATCTTGATCAGATCAATCTCGTCGAAAATGGGGCGACCAGCGTCAATCGACTTTGGTTCGTTTTTGATGGTGGAGCGATAGAACATGACGAGCAGACGTTTGTCAGCTTCAGATTGTTGACCGTCTTCAAAGTTCATCGCAAAATCAAGGGCTTCGGTGGACATCTTGTGTTCCTAGGGTTGTGGGGTGGAGTGGTTGAGTCGTTACAATATACAAATTGGGGTTGCCACTTTCATGACAACCCCAATTATTACACCAGGAATACCCAGATGTAACGTCCAGCTGGAATGACCGTACCCGCAGTGACGAAAGTCTTGTACAAACCAGTTGTGACCAAAGCGGTGACCACACCAGCAGCAGTGACGTTGCACTTACCGTCGGCAGCAACCGTCATGGCAGCTACGTCAGTGGAGACCAACCGAGCTACCTTGCCAGTAGCCGCACCGCTGTTAGACGGCACGGTGAACCCGCCAACGGCAGAGAAATCCGTCTCATTGACAGGGTTGTAGTCCCAAATACCAAGGGAGTTGATACCTGCGTAGTATCCCTCAGCGCTGGGGCCAGGAACGTCTGTATCCTGAAGATACCCGCCGATTGCTGCGATCTTGTTGGTATTTGCCAACCCGATTGCTGCACTTGCATTTCCTTGACTCATAATGTTCTCCTTGAAGATGGACAACCATTGGGGGGACAAGCCCCCCGTTGGATTAGGTATTGTCCATGCGACCTTGGAACTGCAGACCCGACGAAGTCAGGTTGCCGGCCCAGGCCAGGATTTGAACAGCAGCGTCTTGGTTGACGCTGTAGCGTTGACCAGGAGACAAAGGCACCATGTTGCGCTGACCGTGCGGACGGTAGAACATGTACTTGGTGTTCAGGAAGTACGCAGAGGTAGCGGGAACAGCCGATGGGGCAGTACCGGCAGCGCCAGTGGAAGTCCAGTTCAGTTGCAGACCACCGTCCAGCACCACGTCAGCGTCCATGAACTTCACGGAAGCGAAGCCCAGGTTGGCTGTTTCGGAACTGGTGAAACGCTGGATGTTCTGCAGTGAGGACATGTAGAACGACCAAGCGATGTT